ACATGGATTACCCATAACAGCTACAGTGTTTACTAAAACTGGTGTTGGTAAATTCAAAGGATTGGGACCAGGAAGTACAGGTCCTGTAATACACTTTTCAGCTAGTTCAGCTGGAACATCTGCTAACTTATCTGCAGCTTCATCTTCAGCCTTAACTGCAGCTCAACTTCTCAATAAACCTGGTTTATTTGAGTTTGCGACTGGTAGTTATAATGTTGGTGGTAAAGCTCTACAAGGTGGAAGTAATTCTACTACTACAGGAACTTCATTCACACTTAGAACATTAGCTGATGGAGCGGACCAAAATAGTTATGCACAAAACGCATATACTTTAGCTACAAATGGAACTAACAACACACTAGCTTCAGGTTCAAAAGATAATATTAGGTGGGAAGTAACTAGTAAAAATACAAAACAAGGTACATTTAATCTTTCAATTAGAAGAGGTGATGATACATCTAAACGAAAAGTTGTTCTTGAAAACTTTAATAACTTATCATTAGATCCAGAATCACCAAACTATATAGCGAAGGTAATTGGTGATTCATCGAATACAGTAAGGTTAGATGAAAATCTTAATCCGTTTTTACAATCATCTGGTTCATTTCCAAATAAATCTAAATATGTTAGAGTAGATGTTAATTTAAGAACACCTGACTATTTAGATGCTAATGGTGTAATTACAACTAATGCGTTATCACAATCTTTACCAAAGATTGGTAGTGGTTCTTTCCAAGGTGGAACAGATGGAAATGTTCAACACCCTAGAAAGTTTTATGAAGAAATAACAACTACTAATTCACAAGGGTTTAACTTGTCTAACGCTGGTGGGGCAAATGGATATGATTCATATATTCAAGCTCTAAATCTATTGAAAAACCAAGATGAATATGATATCAATATGGTGTTAATGCCAGGTGTTATTGATAGTCTTCACACAGGTATAGCTACAAAGGCTATAGATGTTGTTGAAGAAAGAAGTGACGCTTTCTTGGTTG